TATTGCGATAATGCTCTAAATATTCTTCCGCTGTAAAAGTATGTTCGTCTGTAAATAGCGTCATATTGTATTTCTTTTTTGGGTTATTATGTAGCCGATATTGTTTCACAATTTTACTCACTGTGTCAAAAATATTATCAATACACGCTTCTAACATCATTTGATTCATCGTGTCTTCATCACCATTCTTGTATTCAATCAAATATAAACAACTTTTCATTCTGGACATTTGTATTAATTAATATATGAAATAATCCTTAAATTGGTTTATAAATTATCTTATTTTTCTTGTTTTTCTGGATTTTTTCGTTTTTCTGGATTTTCTTGTTTTTCTGGATTTTCTTGTTTTTCTGGATTTTCTTGTTTTTCTTCTTCCACCTCCTTTTTCAGGATTATTTTCATCTTCATTTCTATAAAATTCTTCTTTATTGTCATCCAGTTGTAATTTTTCAATATCTGTTTCATCTATTCCTTCTAAAAGTTCCTGTACTTCATCCGCATATATACCAAAAGCTTGATTTAATTGTTGTAAAATGTGTTCGTTTATTTCTGCTTCGGCACCTGGGTGTTGTTGTATTAATTGTTGCGCTGCTTCTTGTGCTTGTTGTTGTGCTTCCATTTCTTTGTCATACAAACTACAAGCCGCTTGGACAAGATTTTGTTGCGCAGATGTTTGTGGAGAAGGGATTTGACCTGGTCGATAACGTTGTTGTTTATCAGGATCTATTCTTCTTGCATAATTAGCACCGGAAACTAAATAATCTCTTGATGATTGTCGTTGATCGTGAGCATATTGTACGTATTGTAATATTTGGTCTACATCATACTGTTTGTAATATAATATATATAACAAAACACATATAAATGTTCCAGTTCTACCGTGACCTCCAGCACAATGCACAAACGCACGACGACCTTCGCGTATAAGTCCAGCAACTTCTTTACATTTTTCTAACAATTCGTTAACATTTATTGGTTGCATATCTACCCAAACCATTTCTGTGAGATATTCTGGAGGTAATGTTCCAAAATAAGTAGGATGTCCTTCTGTTAAATCCTTTTCTGCTACTTCATTAGCACCTAACAAACTAACAAATAAGTTAATACCACTACCTCCTAATGTTTGTACCTCAGTTACTGATGGAAACCAACCCGCATATAAAACACCTGGTATAATTACATTTGAATCATGTATAGGTCCAAAAAATGTTTGATTCACGCTAAATAAATTATTATCTTTGGGTCCCCACCATCCTTCTGATAAAGCAACTAATCCACTAATATCAGGTAATTCTTCACTCATATATTATATAAAAAGAATTTAAAGGTTTTTGGATGTAATATATTATACAAATGACCGATAACAAAGATATTATGCGTGATGATGACGTTATTAAAACCGACGAAGGTTTAATATTTAATCCTTATAATTCATTAAATATTAAGATTACATTGAATGAAGTTCAATCTATTCTTTCTAGATACAATATTCCCCCAATTGTCAATAATATAGCCCTATATGAGCGTGCTTTTGTTCACCGGTCTTATACAAAGCGTCCTGCGTTTGAAAACCTCCAACAAAAAATCACCATTGTCGAAAGACCAAATGATTGTATGCCTCTCAGCAGTAAATCCAATGAGCGACTCGAGTTTTTAGGCGATGGTGTATTGGAATGCGTGACAAAATATTATTTATATCGCAGATTTCCCAAAGCAGATGAGGGTTTTATGACAGAAAAAAAGATTGCGGTTGTAAAAAATGAAGCCATCGGTAAAATTGCGCTGGAAATGGGATTGCATAAGTGGCTGATTTTATCCAAACACGCAGAGGAGAAAAAAATCCGCACCAATTTGAAAAAACTTGGCTGCTTGTTCGAGTCCTTTATTGGCGCGCTTTTTTTGGATTTTAATAAGATGACGGTTAAGGACGAGGAAAACTGGTTTCAAAATATGTTTGTCACTGGTCCTGGCTTCCAAATGGCTCAAAAATTTATTGAAAACGTATTTGAAAAACATATCGACTGGATTGCTCTCATTCAGAATGACGATAATTATAAAAATATATTACAGGTTAAAATCCAGAAGGAATTCAAGGTTACACCGCATTATTTAGAAATTGAACACGATATGGAGTTGGGATATAAAATGGGTGTCTACTTATGTTTGGGTCAACAAATCCACACAGTGTCGCATAATGACGCCGTTGATATCTCGTTTTTCAAGACATTCAAATCGATTCAGGATTTTGTTTCTGAAAACGGAAAAGCATTTATATTTATGGGAGAAGGACAGCACAAAATCAAACGCAAGGCGGAGCAAATTGCTTGTAATGAGGCGCTTACGTTTTTAAAGATTGATGATGTTGTCGAAGAGTAAATAATCTACCTTTTACAGTATCTAACTTTTTTTGACATTCTATTTTTTCTATTCTTTTTAATAGTTTTTCTCTTTCTTTTTATATTTTTACCGCCACTTGGACTTGTATGTTCACTAATAAAATAAATACTTATTACTGGGGTTATTAAATCTTGTATTCCTATTTTATTTTTAATAGCATTAAAAGATATAATTCTGTCATTTTCATCCATTACCGTTTTACCAAGAGGACCATTTTGTTTATATAATTCGAACGTGTATTTGTGTTGTCCTGAACCCGATGGTGGCGCCGGACCCTTATATGATAATAGTGGTATACCTTCATTTAAATCACCTGTTCTTAAACTATTACCTGGTATATTTATTACTAACCAATGGTTATGATTTCCAGAAGGAGATACAGCTTTTGAATCATACATTATAAGCGTATATTTATCATTTGTATATGTTGTATCATAAGTTACAATTGGTTGTTTTGCCGTTTGTAATGGAGTTAGAAAAACGCCATCTTTTATTTTGGTATCTCCATATTTAACAATAATATCCGAGTTCATATAATTAATAAAGAAAAGATATAATAATATTTTCAATACATAAAATTCGAAAAATTTATATATTGAAATTATATAGTAATGAATCCTTTAGAATCATTAAAACAAAAATTAAGAGTTAAACCTGTCGTTGAAGAAAAAGAAAGGGTTGCTGTTGTTATTAAAGGGCAACAAAAGAAAATGGCTGAACCTAAAAAAAGAGTAGCAAGGGAAAAAGTTGAAGAAGACCTGGAAGAGTTTGTGCCGGAAGTTGAAGAAGATGTGGATATTGTTAAGGCGCCGCTTATATCTGTAAAAGGACCATTAATAATTGATCAAACAGACCGGGGTTTTGACCGAGCTACTTTAATGGACAAATTAAAAGCAAGCAAACTTTCAAAGGTATCAATTAAACCTTTAATAGAAGAAGTAGAGGAAAGTAAAACCGTTGAACCAATATTGCCAAAGTCGGTAAAACGCGCCAAAAAGGTGAAATTGCCTTTAATAATAGAAGGAGAAGAAGGTGAAGTAGAAGAGGCTCCAAAAAAGAAAATGCTTATTATCGAAGGAGAAGAAGGTCAAATAGAAGAAGAAATTCAAGAGTTTGTTCCTGTTGAAAAACCCAAAAAGGTTGGTAGACAAACAAAAAAGGTTGAAAAGGGTATTGCCGTTTTAGGAGCAGAAACTGTTCTTGATTTAGGAGACGAAACGATTACAAGACGTTTACCCAAAAAATCACCTCCTATAATTATTAAAGTTTCAAGTTACTACATGAATAATAGAGAGATATTTGTTAATTTTATCAATTCACTTTTTGAACCTTATCGACAAGAATTACAAAGTGATAAATCAAAAATTTCTTGCGATGATATTGGCAATACTGGTTCTGATTTCTCTCTATTAACTCATCAAAAGATTGTTCGGGACTATATGAACTTATATACACCTTATAGAGGACTACTTTTATATCACGGTTTGGGTTCCGGTAAAACTTGCACATCGATTGCTATTGCCGAAGGTATGAAAGACGCAAAACGCGTTATTATTATGACACCTGCTTCTTTACGTGCTAACTATATTGAAGAACTTAAAAAATGCGGTGATTTATTATATAAGAGAAACCAATTTTGGGAATGGATATCAACCGATATGAATCCTGAAGCTGCTTCACCAATGTCCGCTATTTTAAACCTGCCTTTAGAATTTATCAGACGACACAGAGGCGCGTGGTTTATTAATATAACAAAAAAATCAAATTATGAAGATTTAAATGATGTTGATAAAATAACGTTGGAAGAACAATTGAACGAAATGATTAAAAGTAAATACACATTTATTAATTATAATGGGTTAAGAGCAAAAAAATTACAAGAGCTTACTGCAAATTTTACGCGCAATCTATTTGATGATGCTGTTGTCGTTATTGATGAAGCACACAATTTAATAAGTCGCATTGTTAATAAGATTAAAAAGGAAAAAGTTATTCCTGAAAATAAGAAAGGAGAGAAGGAACATTTACCATTGAATTTATCGACCAAATTATACGAGCTTTTAATGAGCGCCAGAAATGCTCGTATTGTTCTCTTAACCGGAACACCTGTTATCAATTATCCTAACGAATTTGGAATACTTTTTAATATTTTACGAGGCTATATCAAAACCTGGAAGATAACCATTAACGTCCAAGAAAGTAAGCAAAAAAATAAAAGTGTTAAAATCGATAAAAATGCTCTTCAGGAAATGTTATTAGGTGTCAAATCATTGGATTATTTGGATTATTCTCCTTCAAGTAATATATTGACTATTACCAGAAACCCATTTGGTTTTTCTAATAAAATTAAGGTTGATTCAGGGTATCAAGGTGTAACAAATGCCAAGAAATTAGAAAACGGTGAAACTGCGATTGACAATGAATATTTAAGCGATGATGATTTTGAGAGAAGAATTATCAGTATTTTGGATAGAAATGGTATTACTGTTGTTCCTCAAGGCATAGATATTAAAAATAAGAAAGCATTACCAGATACATTTGATTTGTTTGAGGCGCAGTATATTGACTCGGAAACAAAAAAAATCAAAAATATTGACGCTCTTAAAAGACGTATTGTTGGCTTATCATCTTATTTCAGAAGTGCTCAGGAGAATTTATTGCCAAGATACAATAAAACATTGGGTGTTGATTACCATATTGTAAGAATACCAATGAGTAATTTCCAGTTTGGTATTTATGAAGCGGCTCGTCGAAAAGAGAGAGAAACAGAGAAAAAAAAACCTAAGCAAACTGTTGGCGAGGTGTATGAAGATTCGTCATCAACATATCGTATTTTTTCGCGTCTATATTGTAATTTTGTTATGCCTGACAGACCAATTCCTTTAAAGAAATCTCTAAAGGGTAAAGAAGAGGAAAGTGGAGCAGAAAAAAAAGGAGAAGGAGAAGAAGAGGGAGAAGGAGATATGTCAGAATTATTTAAACTTGCCAGAAGAGAAGAAGCCAAACAAGATGTTATTGATGATCAAGAAGGTGAAGTCGAAGGAGACCAAATTCTGGAAATGATTGGTGGAATTGACTACAAAGAGAGACTTGATAGAGCACTTAAATACATTGAAGAACACGCATATGATTTTTTGACGCCTGAAGCATTACAAACATACAGCCCCAAGTTTTTAAATATGTTAGAAAATATTGACGACCCAGAATACCAAGGTTTACATCTTGTTTATAGTCAATTCAGAACTATGGAAGGTATTGGTATTTTTAGCTTGGTTTTAAATAAAAACGGTTTTGCTCGTTTTAAAATTAAGAAAAGTTCGTCAGGTGTTTGGACTATAGATATTAATGAAGCTGACCAAGGCAAACCCACTTATGCTTTGTATACTGGCACTGAAACCAGCGAAGAAAAGGAAATGTTAAGACATATTTATAACGGTGAATGGGAACAAATTCCAGAAAGTATTTCAATCGAGTTAAATAAAATCGCCAAAAATAACAATATGGGTGAAATAATCAAGGTCTTTATGATTACGTCGTCAGGTTCAGAAGGTATTAATTTGCGAAATACACGATATGTCCATATTATGGAACCTTATTGGCATCCCGTGCGTTCCGAACAAGTTATTGGACGTGCGCGACGTATTTGTAGTCATAAAGCACTGCCTCTTGCTCTACAAACGGTCGAAGTATTTGTTTATCTTATGATTTTTACGCCAGAGCAACTTAAATCTGATGATGCGATTGAATTAAAACGAAAAGATTTAAGCAAAGCAAAACCATCCGTTCCAATGACAAGTGACCAGTATTTGTATGAGATTTCGGAAATTAAAGCCAATCTAACAGCTCAACTCACTGATGCGGTTAAGGAATCCTCATTTGATTGCTATATTTATTCTAACGGCAAATGTGTTAATTTTGGCGACCCGACGAAAGATAAATTCGCATATGTTCCCGATTATTCGGATCAACAAAATGACACGACAGTTCAGTCAAATAAAGAAATGATACAATGGACCGGCAAACCAATTCGTTTGAATGGTGTCGACTATGTGTATCGTAGAATAAGCAAAAAAGTATTGAATGTTTATGATAAGCTCAGTTATGAGGCGGCGCTACTAGACCCATCAATTATACCTTTGCAAATCGGAACATTGGAGAAGAATGAAGCCGGTGAAGATGTCTTCAAACAATTGGTTGTATAAAAATAAAATTATTAAATTTTAATTGTATTTTTATAGATTATTAATTCTTATTTTTTTTTGAGTAACTCCAAAATAAGGTCTAATTTACTATTTAATGTTTTTACTTCGGCTTGAAGAACCGAGATTTTATTGTCGTTAGTTTCACTTTTGACATTAGGAACTTTTTTCAACAGTTTAAAAATATTCGCATCTTCATCATTGACATTATCATCATTATCTTTGTCAATTTCTTCCATTGTTAATCTTACTTCGTTAGATACTTCATTTAAAAGTTCGTCTTTAACATCGGGTGAATAATTATAAGGTTTTAAATCCCAAGTTACGTTCTTCTTTGGACTCATTTGTTTTTCCCTATCTAAACTAATGACTTGGTTTTCTACATTTTCATTATCGGTTTTAATGTATTTTAGTCTACTATTATTACCATTTATATTACCATTTATATTACCATTTTGAATAGGTTGAGGAGCCAGCTTATCACTCTTAACCGAAGTCTCTTGGGGCTTTAACCAATTATCCACATTCGTGCTTAAACTATTATTATTGCTCCTACTTATTTGTTCAACATCATAATTCCTCTGGGACGTCAACTCTTTGATCGCCTTTTCTATTTCATTAATTGGTCCATCCTCTAAATTATCACTAAATTTCGGCACCGGCGGCACTGGTAATGCCATCGAATTACTAAATTCCTCTTGTCTCCGATTTAAATCCTTATCAAATTGACTGCGTTTATCATTTTGTATTTCTTCATATGTTATCAATTCATTCACCTTTTTTTGAGGCAGTTCATCTAATATTTTAATTTTTCTGTATTCAGGTTTTACATTTTGCGCTATTTGTTTATTCGCATAATTCAAAATCAACAAAATATATTTCTTGTTCATATCTACCAAATTGGTTGTTTTTTGGCTTTCAACATCATAAAAGCCTTTGAGATTACTTCTAAATAATTTAAGAATATTTTCGTGGAACTCTCTCGATTGTCTTTTTATAATATCTTCATCGATTACTACGTCCCATAGAACCTTGACATTTTCGTTATTTAAAAAATTTGTTGTATTCATTTTATTTAATATATAAATTATATAAAAATCTGTTTATATAATTTTCTTACTTTTTATAATGTTTCTTATAATTTTTTACAAACTGTCATTAAAATATATCTTTCTGAATTTTTGCATATACTCGTCCTTCAATATATGAGTTTTTAAATAGTGTTCCGTCATTTTGTCTTCAAGCATATGAACTATAAAAAATAACGAATAAATACCACATTCTGTATTACCATATTGATGTTCAACGCCTTCATTACTATCATATTTAAACACGATTTTTTTGTCTAACGCCAACCCTTGTTCTTTTATTCTGTTTACAAATGTCATTATTTCCGGCTGTGGTTCATCACCGGTGCTGTCAAAGAAAAATATATGCTTTTTCTTTATATTAATAAACATTGATATCCAATGTTGGCCCGGTTTATCGTGTGTGTCTGTATTAAATATAATACCGATTTTGGTCTTACCATCTTTGATTTGTTGCGCTAAATTAAAATTACACAATTCTTCCCAGACGCATTCACCATACATTTTTCTCGTATCAAAATCAATTGGTGTTGGACCAATAAAATCAAAACATTTAAATGCTTTTTCGTATTGTTTCATTACTTTCATTATGTCGACACTTGATAACCACTCATTCGGGTTCTTTTTCCATTCTTCGGGTGATATAGGAGCAAAAGAATCCGTCATCTCACTACTCAATTTACCAAATTCTTTTTGTTGCTTTATCCAACACGACTCCTTATTACACACATCACTTAAATATTCTGTCAACCGTCTATGTATTTCTTTTGTATCATTTGTGTTAATTTTGACGTCAGGGTGTCTCGAATTCCACAAATCTCTTAATTTATATAGTGACTTGTCTGTATAACAACTAAAACCATTTATCTCGTTTTTTTGTTTAGGACTACAATTTACCTTTTGTAATTTTGATTTCATTTTACCCTTTTTAGCTGAACCAACTTGGGTTTTTCTGGTTTTATTTATTTTAAATTTCATTTTTGTCAATTGTTTCCTTATTTTCCTTTTTCGTGTTAATGAGTTCATCATATTTATTAGTGATATTTTTCTTTTTTACATTATTATTATTAGTATTACTTTGTATACCCTTTACTTTTAATTCCGGATCCATAAGATTAACTTCTTTTTGTTTTGGTAGTATCAACTTCTCTTCTGGTTTTGTAGTTTTACGTTTCACATATTTGTCTAAAGTTGGCGTTGTAATTTTAATTGAACGCATCAAAAGTTTATCCGCTTCTTCAGCTGTTATATCGTCACATAAATCGGGAATATCGTTAATATTTATAGCCTCTTGATCGTCTAAATTTTTATATTCTTCTTGTAACAAATCATTGTTATCGATTGTTTTAAAATAATTGATTGATGCGTTAATAAAATTATCATAAGTATATTTCACGTCTGGTAACAAATCTTCTGGTTCCGCTTTATTGATTAACATTTCCTTAAACAAATTATATATTCGCTTTTTGTAAAACTTGCGTTCTTCTTTGTTAACCGACTGCGCTTTCTTGTTTTTAACTTGATTATTAAAGAGTGATTTATTTAATAAACAATCTAAAGTGACTTGGTCTACAAAGGCTTGAGACATATTATATATTTTACTTTAAAAATATATAATTAATTTTATACGCTTCACGATAATTTAACAACTTTGTTTCGTCAAATCCCGCACTTGAACCCTTGTAGAGTTGAAAAACATTCCGGAGCCTACTGTTTTCGAGTCAGGATTCGGGTTAAATTGAGAAAATGAATCCTTTTCAAATAGCAAAGAGTGCGATTGAGGTGTCGGCTTTGGTGTGAAGCCATAATTATACAAGTCGCTTTTACTTGAAGGCACATATACAGATTGACTACACTTTTGCAAAGCATAAATTTGGTTTCTCAGTTCCGACTCCATATTTATATTTGAAGCAAAACCAGACCACGGCGATGTGGTGTTGCCAGGGTTAAATACAGTATGAGGGTTAAATGTTGGCTGTACTTTTAAAGGGACACTGATATTTTTTCTGGGGTCGACAATTGGAAAATACGAATATTTTGTCATAACAGGGCGCACATCTATATAAGGCTGTAACATTTGCGACGGTATATTTCGGTCATATATTCGCGTATTAGTTTCTTCGTGTATTTTGGCAACATTGAGTTGATTACAATTATTCATTTTATATATTTAATATATATATTTTTATTTTTACTTTTATATTATATAAAAGATGTTTGAAAATCATACGTTTTTAATTTTTCAAGAGAAAACATTTGATTTTGTAGTAAACACAGCATTTATTTTATTAATTGTTACATTATTTGGATTCTCTCAAAAAGCACCAGAATATTTGTCAACCTTAGATTATTATCTTAAAATTTATATTTGCTTGTTTTTGATATGGAGATTTAATCCCTTTAGAAGTAAGTTTCAATTTACCAGTTTAGATGCTAAAATATCATTCAACGCCGGATTATTTATTTTAGCGTCCACTGCATTAAATCAATATGTGAAGTATGTTGAAGTTGACATTGTCAGCAAAATAAAAGAGACATTTTTTAAGAATGTTTAATATTTTCGCCTTGTCCTATTTTTTTTTATTGTATTTCTATGTGTTTTATTTTTTGACGGCTTATTAAAAAACTCCTGTAAATGCGTCATAATTTGTTTTCCTAAAACCTTGTCAATTTCGTATTCTTTTAAATTTTTATCTAAACATTTATAGTTGTAACGTTTAAATTCGTCATCCATTATCTTCTCAAAATTATCATTATTGATAATCATTTTCTTACCACAATCACTATTCATAAATTTGTGAATCATCTCGTTAAATTTTAAATCATAGTAGTAAGGTTTAATATTTATATAATATATATTTTCACTTACCATACCAGGATGAAACATATCATCTAAAAAACATATTTCGGTATTAGCTGGTATTTTTGTGCACCTTATTAAATCATTATGTGTTTTATTATGTGTGGTTCTACATATTTCTACTTGTTGTCCATTTATTTTAAAAGCGGCGATTAACTGATCGATCAACTTGTATTTGATTTTGCTTTCAAAATATGATATAATATGGTGCGCCCATTCAGGAGGTCCATTATTATTTGTATATATCATCATTTTATGACAACATTTCGATTCCTTTCGTTTCTTTAAGTAGGTTAGGATATTTATTATATTTGGTCTCAAGAACTCGGGAAATAAGTCTAAAACATAATTGAAGTCGGATTGAGTCAAAATAGTTTTGGTGTTTTCTTGTTTTAAATATTGTTTTAAACCATCCCAAAACATACCCAATTGTGTAAAATAACCAAGTGTTTCGTCTAAATCAAACACAACAATTTTCATTATTATATATATATTGAGGTTTTAGATTTTACAATAAATTTTAACTATTATTAGAATATTTTACAGGAAATTTTATAAATAATATTTAAAATATTTGTAAATACTATATAATACAAATATGTCTGAAATAAGTGATACTGAATATAAAAAAATATTGGAATTTTATGAAAAACCTATACCACGTTCTAAAAGACTTTTGAAAATGGAGGCTGAAAAAATATTAGCTACTAAGCTTTGCCGATGTATAAAGAAGGTTGACGACAAAAATGAGTCGCGCTCTATTGGTATATGTACTAAATCGGTTATTAATAATAAAGGTTTCACCAGAGGCAAGTTCAAATGTAAAGGCAAAAAATTTATTACATTTAGAAAAACTACGCAAAAGAAGAGAAAATAATATTAATCTAATATTAAATTAATAAAACGCGCAAAAATAGAAAATATTAAATTTTACATACATAATTACCTGTTAATGTATTAGTATTTTTCTACTTTGTATAAAATCATATATCGAAACCGATGTTATTAAAAAACATATTATTCCTATTGTTATTAATGTAGCGGTTCGGTAACTAATTATATTTTTATTTGTTGTCTTTGTAATATGTAAAGGCAACAAATTATCTTCGTCTCCATTTACGCGTTGAAATTCTATTAAATGTTTATTCATTTTACAAATTAATTATATTAATATTTTTTCTTTATATTCATTTTACAAATTATTTTAATTTAGTTTTTAATTTTTTCTTTTTAATTTTTTCTTTTTAATTTTAAAAAATATTAATCACAAAACAAACAATTTAAAATCTTCGGCTTATTAATATTATCAATGGAAGAACAAATACGAGATGCTTGTCGTGTCATTATGGATGATAAAAATAATTATATCGCTCAGGTAAATCAAGCTGAAGATCTATTCCCTGTAACAATATGGTCTCATTTTATTTGTGGAATACCAAATAGTGAAATGAATGATGATGTTAAAATTGAGGGGTTTGAATTACTTGATTTTGATAAACCAATATCTATACTTTTTAATGCTTTTGACCAAGGATATTTTTACATTGAAGAACACCATTTTACGGATAATTTTAAAATTGCAAGAAACAATAATGATATTCTTAAAAATAACTTGATGTATATGATTTACAATATGAGACTTATATGCGAGCCAAATGACTGCTATTCTTTAGCAAACGAACACGAAAAATTCCGCCATTATGATATGGATTTGGATGAAATTTTCGACGAAGAAAAATTACACGAATATATGTCAAAAGTAAGAAGAAATAATATTGCGTTTACCAGATATCATTTACCAGTAATAACCGACTTCAAACTATATGTAGATACTAAATATAATTCGATAAGGTGTAAAATTATATTGTTGGAATAAGTAATTATTTATTTTTTATTTTTTATTTTTTACTAATAATACAGTTGATAATCTTTTCTACTTGCCGCCTCTGGCAACTCGCTTGAGGTGTCGGGACCTGCGTTTTAACAAAATATTTTTTTTGTGGTTCGGTTTGGTCCAAAGCCATTGTCCAAAAACAAGGAGCAAAATAGTTTCCAATACGCTGGTCGTGCGAATACTGTAAATAATCATATATTTGTTGTATTGATAATTTGTACAACATATATAACACAATTGCGGCAATCGTCCCGGTTCTTCCGTGCCCTCCTCTACAATGTATATAGACCTTTTCACCATTGTATATTTTTTCAACAATATTTTCACACAACGCACGAACTTTGACATCAGACGTAATACTCATATCTTCAATCGGTTCATTAATAAATGAACAATTTTTATCCTTTGGCAAATCTTTTTCGTATTTATAAATCCTGTCTTTATCAAATGGTTGATTTAAACAAACAA